ATAATTCCAATGATAATTTCCATGATACAAATTCCTTTACGTAAAAAAATTATACTAGTATTTAACCATCACTAAATATCACTACATAAAAAGTGAGTGCCATGTTAGAAATTAATCCCAACTATCTTAAAAAGTTATTTGTTGTAGATAACTTTTATTCTGATCCGCACAGCGTCAGACGATTCGCACTGAGTGTTAATTATGCAGCAGATTTAAGATATTACAAAGGTATTAGATCAACAGAAGCATACCATCCCGACAACATAAAAGAAGTATTTGAAAACATCATGGGAGAAAAGATCACTAATTTTCCTACTAATAGCCCCAACGGATGTTTCCAAATTACCACATCGAGCGATCCTCAAGTATATCACCATGATCTGCAAAAGTGGGCAGCTATGATTTATCTTACACCCGATGCTCCACTAGAAAGTGGAACACGTACACATCGATCAAAAGTATCAGGTGCTGCAAGAGCAGGTGACCCGGGCACTGATCAAGCATTTGAAGGCGGATTTTTAGATGCAACTAAATTTGATATTGTAGATTCCACAGGCAATGTATATAATAGATTAGTTATTATGGATGCACAGAGCATACATTCGGCCGGTACATACTTCGGACAAACTAACTATGACGGTCGTTTAGTTCAACTATTTTTCTTTGACTAATATGAATAATTTAAAATATAGCATCATCACTTGCGAACACGATCCAAACAACATTCCATTTTTAGTAGAACTCTACGAAAGCCTGGTTGCACAAACATATGGTAATTGGGAATGGATTATCTATACCAACAATAAGTGCACTCCTGCAGAAATTCCGGATACTATTTTTAACGATCCACGAGTAAAAGTATTTGATACTCGCACCAAGATTGTTAATATAGGAATGATTAAACGTATGGCCTGCGATAAATGTACAGGTGATGTGTTTGTTGAAGTTGATCACGATGATTTATTAACCCCGGATTGTTTAGAAGAATTAAACATAGCATATCAAGACAACGAAGTAGGATTTGTCTACAGTGACGATGCTATGTTCGATATGGATCCAAACAAACCATTTATTCCTTATATGAAGGAATACGGTTGGACTCACTATACATATCCATTTAGAGGGCGAGACCTAATTGCTATGAAGACGTTTCCTCCTACCAGCCAAAGTTTTTCCTACATTTGGTATGCACCCGATCATGTAAGATCGTGGCGTCGTGAGGCATATTTTAAGGCAGGCGGTTACAGCGACAATGCATTTGTATGTGAGGACCACGACCTTTGTATTCGTACCTATTTAACAACCAAGGTATTTTACATTCCTAAGGTATTATATATCTATAGAATTACAGGTGTTAATACTTCAATAAATGAACGCAATGCACAGATTCAAGAAAGAACTAGAGAGTTGTTTATTGAAAATGCTCGTAAATTAGCAGAGAGGGACTCGCAATTACGAGGGTTAATGAATGTAGATATCGGCGGCGGATTAAATCCTTATCCTGGATATTATACTGTAGATTTACGAGAAGGATCTAATGTTGTTGCTGATTTAAATAACGGTATTCCATTACCTGATAACTCAGTAGGCGTATTAAATGCCAGCCACATCATAGAACATCTGCATGACAAAACCAAGATCATGGGCGAAATACATCGTGTGCTAGCACATGGTGGGTGGGCATTTATTGAAGTTCCTAGCACAGACGGTCGCGGCGCTTTCCAAGATCCTACTCATGTCAGCTACTGGAACGAAAATAGTTTCCTATATTATACCGATGCTTATCTAGGAAACTTCATTGATAATCACACAATTCGTTTCCAAGAGTTTCGTAGAGAAACATTTTTCCCTAATGATTGGATGAAGAATATGGATAGTTGTGTGACTGTAGCGTGGCTAGTTGCTATTAAAGACGGCGGGGAACGCTTTGCAGGCGAGCTCAAGATTTAATTTTTACCGATAAATATCTATACAAGACTGAGAAGAAATGTATAATTTTATCAAACTTATTGCCGAAGGGCGCGATCCTAGCGATCTAGTTCAAATAGAACTGGACTATTCAAGGAGCGCCCTTGACCCTAGTCTCAGCAAAGAATCCATAGATTACCACTACGGAACACTTTATAAAGCCTATGTTGATCGTTTTAACCGAGGTGAAGGCGATCATAACTTCAATGAAGCAGGTGCTTTCCTACATAGTATCTATTTTGCTCAATTCCAACCTTACAAAAGCGGCAACGCTCCCAGTGGTGCTATACTAGAGTTTATCGAAAAACACTACAAGGGTTGGGACAAATTCAAAGAAACATTCGAAACTGCTGCTATGAAAATACAGGGCAGCGGTTGGATTTATCTGAGTAAAGACGGTAAGATCAAAACCATCGTCAATCACGAAATTAAACAAGATATATTGTTGCTTGTAGATTGGTGGGAACACTCTTTTATGACAGATTTTGGTACTGATAAGGAAAAATATCTAGCAGGACAATGGAAAATCATTGATTGGAATCGTATTAATATTAAACTGGAGGGCGTGTAATTGTTATCGAAAGACTAATTTATAGTCACAAAATATGTTATACTTTAAACGGAGAATAAGTATGCCCAACAACAATGTAGAAACAGTCGTAGAAATTGAAGAATACGACGAAACAACAAATGAATACGGTCCCGATGATTTTGGATTTGTCCTAGGACCAGATGGGGATTTAAAGAGTTTTATGATTCCAGAACACTTAATGGATGATCCTCCGGAAGAAGTCTTGATAATTCTAAGCCTATTTGGCATCGATGACATACACGACCTAGAAAATCGAACACTACACTAACAATAAAAATATGGTAAATACTTCTATAACGCAAGTTTATAGAGGTATTCCATGGCTTTTAACCCCCCATTATGTCAAGTATTAATTAACACAGGCAGCGGTCCTAATGATGGGACAGGCGACAGTATTCGAGTTGCCTTTGAAAAAGTTAATAGCGCACTTTCTACCCTTTACACAGGAGGTGGTCCCAGCGGACCAGTAGGGCCACTTGGGCCTAGCGGACCTCAAGGTGCACATGGTTCCCAAGGCAATCAGGGAGCCATAGGTGTTCAAGGTATGAGCGGTAGTCAGGGCATGGTGGGTGCCCAAGGTTGTCAAGGTGTTATAGGCTATCAAGGAGCCCAAGGAGCTACAGGCTATCAAGGGTATCAAGGAAATTCAGGCAGTCAAGGTTCTCCAGGCGCAGCTGGCAGCAACGGTCTAACTGGTCAAAAGGGATCGCAAGGCAGTGCAGGATATCAAGGTTCCCCCGGAGCACAAGGTTCCCCCGGGTTTCAAGGTTCTCAAGGTGTGCCAGGTCCAGTAGCAGGCACTAACGGACAAATTATATATAACAACAGCGGCTCTCCTGCAGGGTTTGGAAATACCAACGGAACTGACCTAAACATATACGGAAACGTCACCGCGTATTATACATCTGATATTAAATTTAAAGAAAACATAGCAGATATTACCAACGCATTATCCATAGTCAATGCCATTGGCGGCAAGACTTATGATTGGTCGGATCAGTATATTGCCGGCAAAGGCGGTGAGGACGGTTACCATATTCAAAAGAACGATTTTGGTGTAATAGCACAAGATGTTCAATCAGCATTTCCTCTAGCAGTAAGGGTCAAAGCCGACGGCACTCTAGCTGTTGACTATCAAAAATTAGTTGCCCTAGCCTTTGCGGCTATTAAAGAATTAACTGATCGTGTTAATCAATTAGAATCTAAAAAAGAAGAATAAGATATGGCTAATAGAATACAATTAAGAAGAGACTATGCAGCAAATTGGACTAGCTTTAATCCTATTTTAGATCAAGGAGAGCCCGGTGTCGAAGTAGATACAGGTCGTATGAAGGTCGGAGACGGTGTAAGCCAATGGAGTAGCCTAGGTTATATGAGTCCTGGAAATCAAGGGCCACAGGGCTTTCAAGGTATACCGGGACAAGGGGCACAAGGTGCACCAAGTAATGTTCCAGGACCACAGGGCTATCAAGGACCCCGCGGATTCCAAGGTGCAGAGGGATTTGGATATCAAGGATTTCAAGGCTACAACGGAAGAAACGGATGTCAAGGCCCTGTAGGTGCTCAGGGCGCTCAAGGCGCACAAGGGATCACCGGAGCCCAAGGAGTCCCAGGCATAGGTGGTGCTGGCGGTGAAGGTGGGGCTCAAGGTTATCAAGGAGCCACTGGTGCTACCGGTGCCACAGGTGCTCAGGGATCGCAAGGTGTTCAGGGCGCTGCAGGAACTGGATCTCAAGGTGCCCAAGGATCTCCAGGTGCAGCAGGATTTACAGGATGTATTTCAGGTACCGGATGGACAGAGCTACCCAACGGATTAATAATGCAGTGGGGACAAGTTAACCCAACCCAATCACCACAGTATGTAGCTTGGCCTAGAACCTTTCCAACTGGAGTATTTTCAATATTAGTCACACCGTTTGCCGACGGTAAACGAAGTGGGGCAGTAGCCAGTTACGGTGACAACGGCGGATCTTGGCCTGATCCAACAACATCGGGTGCGTGGCTCGGTGCAGGCGAAGGTAGAGTCTCTTCATGGGAAATAATACCGTTCTATTGGATGGCTATAGGAAATTAAAATAATTTAAACAACGAGCAATAATATGGCTAACAGAATACAATTAAGAAGAGACACTGCTGCAAACTGGACAACTAATAACCCTACATTGGATCAGGGCGAACCAGGTTGGGAATCCGATACAAAGAAATTTAAAATTGGGGACGGGGTTACTAGCTGGCAAGCACTACAATATACAGGAACCATTGGCTACCAAGGCTACCAAGGTGCTCAAGGATTACTGGGTCATCAGGGAGTTATTGGTAATCAAGGTTACCAAGGATTCCAAGGGCCGCAGGGATCACAAGGCAGTCAGGGATCACAAGGCTCACAAGGCAATCAAGGTAATACTGGCGCACAGGGATCACAAGGAAGTACAGGTTCTCAAGGATCACAGGGCGTTACAGGCGCACAAGGTAGTCAAGGCACTCCGGGAACCAGCGGCGGTGGTGGCGCACAAGGAGCAATGGGCTACCAAGGTAATACTGGCGCACAAGGAGCCACTGGTGCTCAAGGCGCTATAGGAACCGGAGCCCAAGGAGCTCAAGGTGAATCTGGCTTCGGAGGATACGGCCCGGTGTATATGCTGGTAGCTACCGGTGCTAGTAGTGCTTCTCCAGTACTTTTAGCAGGCACTTATCAGCTGGTATTAGATACTCGAGTATCTGCATTAGACGATCATCCTAGTAAAGATTATACTGTTACTGTGACACAATGCGGTAGTATCAGCGGCGGCGGAGTTAGTGCAAGTGTTTCTACTTCAATTTATATGGCCAGACAAGGCGGTGCTGGATATGGTAGAAATATGTACGGCACCAATATTAATGCATCTGGAAACTTTACATTAAACTCGCCTGCTTCAATTACACTAACACTAAACGATATCTCTTCGAGTTATTCGGGGGTAAATTCACAGGGATCTATCCTTACCATTAATAGAGTATAATTTAAGATGTTAGATTTACAATGGTTGACCCATAATAGTGCACTAGGAACATTCTCAGCCGGGTCTGCAATTTCTAGCATACAAATATCTGCAGGTTATTCTTCTTACTATACTGTTATTGCAGGAAGTTTACCCAAAGGGTTATCAATGTCCACAAGCGGACTAATTACCGGAACACCTGCTGTTGTTCTCAATACTACCACGAGTAAGTTTGTAGTAAGAGCTAGAAGTTCAATTTCAGGCAAGGTTGCAGATAAAACATTTAATATTACTATAACCAATGTAGTTCCGCCGGTATGGACAACTCCTGCTGGGTTTATTGCTGTTAACACTACAACCAATGTCAACGGTACTGCAATTAATAATGAAGAATTATCTATACGATTAACAGCAACATCGCCATTAAATTTACCAATTGTTTACAATGTATCTGCAGGCTCTACTTTACCACACGGATTAAACCTATTAAGTACCAGCGGATATATTGCTGGAATTGTTTCAGAAAAAATTTACCCAGGTACAGTACAACGATATAATTTTAGTATAGATGCAGTTAGTGGAACTGCTAGATCTACACAGACATTTAACATCACTGTAATTAATCCGTTTACGCTAACAGCAGACGATACTATCATAGGATTTAGTTCTACCAGTAGCAATATCTATATAGGAAGTTTTTCAGGGGTACATGCTTCAACCGGAACTTATACTAGTATAAGTGCTATCCAGGCGCCGGAATTTTTAAGAGATTCAAATTTAGGTGAGATAACTTCTAATAGCAAATATTATATTCCTGTAACAGCCTATGATCCAGATCCATTATTAGGTCCTATTGTATATTCTTCTATCTACTCAATAGGCGATGGAGATTTTAAACGCATACCAAATGGTCTCACTTTGGATCCAAATGCAGGTTATCTCTACGGTTACATTACAACTCAGACCAACTTTAAACAAGTATACGAGTTTGTTATCAAGGCTACCAAATACGATAAAATATCCGGTGCCAGTATTTCTACTACAAATACCTTTACCATTTCTACAATGGCCGAGTATTACGACACTATAACTTGGGAAACAACTAGCACACTAACGTCATTGTTAGAAGGTAGAATTAGTCAGTTATCGGTAGTGGCATCACATATAGATACAGAATGGCCGTTACTATACAGATATTTCGGCGGGGATCTTTTGCCAAATGGACTTAGTTTAACTATAGGTGGGGATATTATAGGATCTACTACAGCATCTGGAACTTATACATTCGCCGTATTGGCCTGTACATCAACTTATCTTTATAACAATATTATATTAGACGGTGGATGGGGATACACTACTGGCACACAATTATTCAGTAGTAATGATTTTGTTTTAGATGCCGGTGGTTCAAATGCGGTCTACGATGAAAGTACTACAGCGTTTGTTATTGACGGCGGCGGTTCTACAAATAGTTATGACTATAATATAGATGCCGGAACCACTGCTACAATCTATGATGTAAACAGCTATGATTTAGACGGTGGAGGTGCATCTGCTCTGTTCACTATTACCAATTTAAACGTAGACGGTGGTTCTATAGCCAGTGTCTACGGCGGTTACGATCTAGTACCGGGACTAGCATTGTCGTTGACCAACGAAGATGATCCAAATTTGCTTGGACCAGTTTACCCTTATCCATTTTCTATAAAAGAATTTACATTAACTGTTCTACCATCTGTTTACGAATATACTGACATTTATGTAAGGCCTTTCTTAAATCCAAGTACAAGAACATTGTTTAGTAATTTTATCAACGACACATCAATCTTTGTGCCAAGTATGTTTTATAGGGCAGACGATCCTAATTTTGGACTTCGTACTGATATTAAAATGTATCTCGAATTTGGAATTCAAGAACTAAATCTATCACAGTATGTGCCTGCTGTTCTACAAAACTTCTATAATAAAGCAGTTTATTTTGGGACTCCTAATGTAGCAGTTGCCAAAGATAGCACTGGCAAAGTAGTCTACGAAATGGTTTATGTGCCTATGGTTGATCCATCTAACGGAGTTAAAGCCACTGTGCATATGAATCACAATTCAACATATTACCCTGCTAGTGTAGACAATATGCGATTAGAATTAAGTTTAATAGCAGTCGACGGTCACTATGTTTCGATTAGTACTACATACTTGCCCGGATATATGACAACCTATCAAAACGATATGCAGCCTCCGGGTTATAAAATGGTTGTTCCTCTGTGTTATGCCACTCCGGGTAATGGAGTTAGAATTTTAAACAATATACTGCACTCTAGTTTTGATTTTAAAATGTTGAACTTTGAATTCGATCGGTTCGTTGTAGCTAATAGCCTAGACAATAGTGGCGCTAAATACATCAAATTCCCAAGACATACTATTACTGATCAAATATATTCAGACAATTATCTATTTGGCGGCGACGGAATAGAATGGGTTTTTGACGATAATAATCCACTACAGAATAATATATGACCAGAATTACTTGTTTACCACAGGCCTCATTAACTGATAACCTTATACTTCCGGTTGTTGATACATCGAATAGTCCACCTTTAACAAAACAGGTATCTCTAAACGATATTATTGCTGCCACATTAGGACCAGATGGTCCTCCTGGGCCCAGTGGTCCTAGCGGAGCTGTCGGTCCTACTGTAGACTTTCAAGGCACAATTAGTACAGCTATTCAACTATTATCGTTTACTGATGTATTACCCTATCAGGCCTTTGTGGCCATGGATACTACTGATGTATGGATTTACACAGGAAGCACTGCCACTGATGCTATAAACAGTTTTACTAACTTTGGTCCTTTTCAGGGCCCAACAGGACCACAAGGGCCAGAAGGCGTACATATTTCAGCAGCTAACGTAGATAATAGCACCGGTGTGCTAACTGTCACTATGAGTGACGGATCTAATATAACTGCCAGCGGAACTACACTCGGTCCTCAAGGACCACAGGGACCACAAGGAGTTCAAGGTCCGCAAGGTGTTGGCGTTAGAATTATCGGTAGCACCGCAACAACTTCTGGTGTAAGTTTACTTACATTTGATCCGCAACCAGAATACGGTGACGGTATTATCATTCAATCCACCGGACATCTTTGGATCTTTATGAATGCAAACCCTACTACTACTCCAGGTAGTATTCAGGGATTTGTCGATGTTGGAACTATTGTAGGTCCTCAGGGACCACAGGGACCCCAAGGTATACAAGGACCCACCGGAGCAACTGGTCCACAAGGCGTTACTGGTCCGCAAGGAGTTCAAGGACCTCAAGGACCCCAAGGATGGTATGTTACTGCTGCCGCAGTTACTACATCTGGCGTTCTACAGCTTACATTCAATAATCTAAATGTAATAAATGCCACCGGCGACGCTAGAGGTCCACAAGGCGTTCAAGGACCACAAGGCGTTCAAGGACCGCAGGGCATACAGGGACCACAAGGACCACAAGGCATACAGGGACCGCAAGGAGTTCAGGGACCACAGGGCATTCAGGGACCACAAGGACCGCAAGGGCCACAGGGCATTCAGGGACCGCAAGGAGTCCAAGGACCGCAAGGTTGGTTTGTAACTTGTGCATCTATCAATGCCACTGGTATTTTATCTTTTGGATTAAACAATTTAACCTCTATCACTGTCACAGGCAATGCTCGAGGGCCGCAAGGAGTTCAAGGGCCGCAAGGAGTTCAAGGGCCGCAAGGACCAAAAGGCCCACTTGGTCCTCAAGGCATACAGGGACCTCAAGGCATTCAAGGACCACTTGGCCCACAAGGACCACAGGGAGTTCAGGGACCTCAGGGAGTTCAAGGACCACTTGGGCCACAGGGACCCCAAGGACCGCAAGGGGTTCAGGGACCACAGGGAGTTCAAGGACCACAGGGAGTTCAAGGACCACTTGGCCCACAGGGGCCGCAAGGACCGCAAGGGGTTCAAGGGCCACAAGGCATACAAGGACCACTTGGCCCTCAGGGACCACAAGGGATTCAAGGACCTCAAGGAGTTCAGGGCGTCCAAGGACCACAGGGACCAAAAGGGCCGCAAGGACCTCAAGGACCGCAAGGGGTTCAGGGACCACAGGGCATTCAAGGACCGCAAGGACCGCAAGGCGTCCAAGGACCACAGGGCATACAGGGACCACAAGGCGTTCAAGGTGCGCAAGGACCACAAGGTGCACAGGGACCGTCAGGTCCGTCGGGTGCTAGCGGAGTCACAGGGCCTCAGGGACCTCAGGGAGTTCAAGGACCACAGGGAGTTCAAGGACCGCAAGGCGTTCAAGGACCACAAGGTGCACAGGGATCTCAAGGGCTAAAAGGTCCGTCGGGAGCAACAGGCGGATGTGGACCAAGCGGCGCTACTGGTCAAAAAGGTGCACAAGGTGCTCCCGGAACTCCGGGCGCAACTGGCGGGCAAGGACCGGCAGGTCCGGCGGGGCCTCCAGGCACTCCGGGTGCAGCGGGCGGTCAAGGTCCAGCGGGACCGGCAGGTCCAGCAGGACCAGCAGGACCAGCAGGCGCTCCGGGAACTCCAGGTGCAGCGGGCGGTCAAGGTCCGTCGGGCCCATCAGGAGCAAAGGGGGCCCAAGGCCCACAAGGCCCATCAGGCCCAAGTGGCCCGGGAACACTAGCAGGCACAGGCGGCCAAGTTGCATATTTTTTATGTTCTACTAAAGTAACAGGCAATGCCAACTTAACAGTTTCCTCTAACAATAGAACTAACTCATATTCCAATTTAAATGTTGGTGGAACTCTTTATGTCAGCGCAGGTAGTGCTGGCAGCAAATGTTGCACAGGTATAAAATTTGCACCATGCAACCCAGGCGGCGGCAGTGGCGATGCTGCGTGGATTCGTTATTGGGCACCTAGTTCAACTAATGAGTCAACAGTACTTGAACTAGGTATATCTAATGACGCAGGGGCCGGTGGCGATCATATTTGGCTTAATACTGGGGCTGGTGTATACATATCCAAAGCAAATCAAGCATTTACTTCAGTATTTACTCCCTCATGTAATGCTCTGCAGGTGAATGGAGATATTGGAGCACAATACGGATACTTTACAGGCAATGTAGCTGCATTTTATTCTTCGGATGCTAAATTTAAAGAAAATATACAAGACATTCAAGATGCTATCGGTATTGTAAAAACAGCAGGCGGTAAGACCTACAACTGGACTGACTCATATCTTAATGCTAGAGGCGGTGCTTGTAATTATTTTAATAGAAAAGAAGACTTCGGTATCATTGCTCAAGATTTACAAGCAGTATTTCCTTTGGCTGTAAGAACTAGAGAAGACGGTTCTCTAGCATTAGATTACGAAAAATTAGTGGCTGTAGCATTCCAAGCTATTAAAGAACAACAAGTTCAAATCGATGAACTTAAAGTTCAAATAGAAAATTTATTAAAAAAGCTAGGTGATTAAACTATCCTGCCCAACAATAAATACACCATAACAGTGAATATTTAATACCCAATGGCTGTCCTTACCCCCTTACTGCAAGATACTTCACCTAGCGCAGGTACTACACACATTGTTGTGTGCGAAGCCAGCGCTCAAAAATATATCACAATTTCTCAGTTGCAGACATTGATAACTACACAAGGAGCAGCAAGCGGATCTGTAGGGCCCACGGGTGCAACAGGCCCGAGCGGTCCTTCAGGTCCTAGCGGTATAGGAACAATAGGCCCCACTGGACTAACCGGGGGAGTTGGTGTAACTGGGCCAAGCGGTCCTAGTGGACAACGAGGTGTTAGTGGTCCTAGCGGAGTTGCTGGGCCTATTGGTCTACTTGGGCCTAGCGGTGTAACTGGTGCTACAGGACCTAGCGGAGCCAGCGTCGGGTCTTATACTGCTACCAATATTGCAGGCGGATTGCCAGGAAGCATATTATATCAATGTGCTACTTGTAAAACAGGATTTATCAACATAGGCCCTAGTGGTTATGTATTACAGTCTAACGGCTGCATAGCTACTTGGGTCAATACTCAAAATTTTGCACCAAGTGCAGCAGCCTCTGCCAATGCAGTCTACATAAACACATTAACTAATTCTGATCTTAATACCTATTATCCTACTATGGTCAGGGGTGTGGGGGCAAATTATTCTGAATACGCATCAGGAAGTTTAAGTTTCGTAGGCAACACTGGTCAATTATCAACTCCAAATCTAAAGGTAAACTGCGGTGCCAATGCATCATCAACTAATTCTGGAGCACTTCGAGTTGTAGGTGGTGTGGGTATTGGCGGTAATTTATACGTAGGTGGTACTATCAATGCTTTCCAACTATGTGTTCAGAATACACTTGTAACTCAAAATTTAGTTAATAGTCCAGATATTTTTACAATTACCAATGTTACAAACGCTGTAAGTACTAACACAGGTGCTCTTTCTGTCAAAGGCGGAGTTGGTATTGGCAAAAATTTATATGTAGGTGGAAATTTATCAGTCACTGGTACTATATACGGAGCACACATAAGTGGCAATGCTTGCAGTGCCACTAACCTGTCGGGCGGATTTTCTGGGGATATTCCTTACCAAAGTTCGCCTGGTCAAACTACCTTCTTACCGATCGGTGGTAACTGTACAGCATTATTTTCAGTATGCGGGTTACCAGCATGGCAAGGGTTCTGCAATATATCTGTAGGAGTTGCTAATACTGCAACAAATCTCAGTGGAGGTATCAGCGGACAGATCCCTTATCAATCTGCTCCGGGAGTAACATCATTTATAAGCACAGGATCAGCAGGGCAAGTATTATCTAGTCAAGGTTCTTGTACTCCTACCTTTGTATCATCGGTTCGTGCAGTAAACGGTACAGCCAGTACCAGCACCAGCACCACACAAAGTTTAACAGTACGCGGCGGCCTCGGTGTTCAAGGTTGTTCGTATTTTGACTCTAATGTCAATATTGTTGGTCAACTATATCATACCGGACTCAGTCCTAGTTCGGGAATAAATGTAGATCAATTATATACAACTAGCACTCAACTTACATTAAACAAGGCCTGGCAAAATACAGGAATAAACGGTAGCTCGTTAGCCAATGGAACATATATTGTTCAAGTGTTGGTCAGTGACCAAACACAAGGCGGTGGTGAATCAAATATGTATTATAGTGGTATTATGAGCTGGTATAGCGGTAACGGCTCGGAAACTGCATTTGACGAAATTGTATTACACAGAGCAGGCGGAGTAGCAGCCACTGGTTCTATATTTTTACAGGTTCAACGTGTCAGTTCAGGATCTCCTCAGTTACAAATATCCGGCTTGACCAATAATACAGGCGCTAGCACTTATACATTTAATATTAGAAGAATGATATGACACAAAGATTAAAAGACGGATTATCAATAAACGGCATTGCATTTGTAGATAGTTCTACAAATGTAACAGCTGCCAGTGTGCATATCATAGGCAATATAGCATCGAATAGCACATCAACTGGATCATTAGTTGTTCTAGGTGGTGCGGGCATTTCTGGTTGTTTAAATGTAGGCGGAACAATCTATAGCAACGGACAACAGGTGCTAACAGCAGGTAGTGGCGGTAGTGGATATGTAATTACTGTAACAGCAGGCACTGATACTGCTGTCAGTACTAGCACAGGTAATGTCAAGGTATGGACTACTAGTACCTTACAAACAGTTACTAGCCGCGGTGCCACTACAAATGTTCCGATCTCAATTACCACATCCTCACCGACAGCATTAAGTGTTACCGGTGGTATTTCTGCGGGTAGTATTAATTCAACTGGGATTATTACTGCCACTATCTTTGTAGGAACACTAACAGGCATAGCAACATCTGCAACTAATCTGTTGAATACAAATACCATGGTTGCCTATGCTGCTACTGCATCGGCGTTAGTGGCTGCTAATTCTTATATTATATCAAATACCACTCCAAGTACTACTACTGCTACTGGTGCATTGACAGTTGCCGGCGGTGTAGGTGTAGGCGGATGTTTAAATGTAGGCGGTACAATCAATGCTACCGGTGCTTATATTTGCGGAAGCCCTGTACTAACATTATCGGGACTAGGTAGTTTCGGAGTTACTAAACTGACGGCAGGCACTGATACTGCCGTCAGTACCAGCACCGGTGTTGTAACAGTTTGGACAACATCAACATTACAAACAATATCTAATCGAGGTAGTACTACAACTAATGCCATAAACATTACCAATGCCACTGCTAGTACTTCAAGCACTACAGGCGCACTACGTGTTTCGGGTGGTGTTGGCATCGGTGGGGGATTAGTTGTCGGCGGCACTGTAACTGCTACATTGTTTGTAGGCAATTTAATTGGTACTGTATCAACTGCATCATATGCCACTACCAGCGGATATGCTCTATCATTTAATACCGCAACATTAGTTGCATCTGCAGTAACTGCTCAAACTGCTACTACCAGTTCATTTGCCACTACTAGTGGATATGCTCAATCATTTAATACCAATACTACAGTAGCCTATGCTGCTACTGCATCCTCATTGGTAGCTGCTAACTCTTATCGTATATCAAATACCACTCCAAGTACTACCACTGCCACTGGTGCGCTAACTGTAGCAGGGGGCGTAGGCATCGGTGGTTGTCTTAATGTCGGTGGAACTATTAATGCTACAGGCGTTTATATCTGTGGAAGTCCTGCACTAACACTAACAGGTCTCGGAAACTTCGGTGTTACTGGAATATCTGCAGGAACTGATACCGCAATTAGTACTACTACAGGCGTTGTTAAAATTTGGGATACATCAACACTACAAACTGTATCAGGCCGCGGTAGTACAACAACCAATGCCATAAACATCAATAATGCCACTGCCAGTACATCAACCACAACAGGTGCGCTGCGTGTTGCTGGAGGAGTGGGTATCGGTGGTAACTTATATGTAGGCGGAGGCATTGTAGGAGTTATTTCTACTGCATCATACGCTACTACCAGTGGTTATGCACTGGCATTTAATACAGCCACATTAGTCGCTGCAGCAGTAACTGCTCAAACTGCCGCCACTAGTTCATTTGCTACTACCAGTGGCTATGCACTATCATTTAATACAGCCACATTAGTTGCCTATGCTGTCACAGCTACATCGTTGGGCACAGGTGCTTACAAAATATCAAACTCCACTTCGAGTACTACTACTGCCACCGGAGCACTGACCGTAGCAGGCGGTGTGGGGATAGGCGGTTGTCTTAATGTAGGTGGTACTATCAATGCAGGTAATATCACCATCTGTGGTAGTAACGTACTTACGCTATCGGGATTAAGTAGTCTAGGTGTTACAGGAGTATTTGCCGGCACCGATACAGCAGTCAGCGCCACTACGGGCAATTTAACTGTTTGGACAACTTCTACACTACAGTCAGTTACTAATAGAGGTAGCACTACTACCAACGCTGTGACGATCAATAATGCCACACAAAGCGTATCGACTAATACAGGTGCACTTCGTGTATTGGGTGGGGTGGGCATCGGCGGCAATTTATTTGTTGCAGGTAATATTACTGCTACATCTTTGACTGTCGCCTATACTACAATTACCCAAACACTGGTTACCAGCCCGGATATATTCACTATTACCAATACCACAAATGCAATTAGTACCACAACAGGTGCATTGGTTATTGCTGGCGGTATAGGTGTTGGCGGAAACATTTATACCAGCGGTACTGTATATAGCAACGGTGTACCACTATCTAATTTTAATACCTCTACTCTGGTTGCCATCGCAGTGACTGCTACATCATTAGGTAGTGGAATTTATAAAATATCAAACTCTACTCCTAGTACTACCACTGCTACAGGTGCACTAACTGTAGTCGGCGGTGTGGGCATCGGAGGATGTTTGAATGTCGGCGGTACTATTAACGCAGGCAATATCACTATCTGCGGTAGCAATGTACTTACACTATCAGGATTAAGTAGCCTAGGTGTTACAGGAGTATTTGCTGGCACTGATACAGCAGTTAGTACTACCACAGGTAATGTAACAGTTTGGACAACTTCTACGTTACAGTCAGTTACCAATAGAGGTAGTACAACAACCAATTCAATAAACATTAGCAATGCCACTGCCAGTGCATCAACTACCACAGGCGCACTTCGTGTGTCGGGCGGAGTAGGTGTTGGTGGTAATGTATATGTAGGTGGTACTATTTTCGGCAACTTAACTGGTGTAGCATCAACTGCATCCTATGCTACCACCAGCGGATATGCTCTATCATTTAATACAGCCACAGTGGTTACCAACGCAGTAAATGCATCAAACGCACAAACTGTGTCGGGCAATCCCACTGCAGGTGTTCCGATCGTTGTTGGAACATGGGGTGGGGCAGGTTGGTGGGGTCTAGGTTCAGCTAACTCGTGTAATAATCACAATTTAAGATTTGATAAAATTTTAAGTAATGCAGCAGGAGTTTCCTGGAACAGCGCAAGTGATATAAATCTGTATCTTGGACCAAACTTGGTGTTAACCACTGCCAGCATTGGCGCATATGCGTTACCAATAACTGGCGGAACTGTTACTGGTTCTGTATATGTTAATACATCTACTGCAAGTACTAGTCCAACTACAGGTGCATTACGAGTAGCAGGTGGTGTAGGTATCAGTGGTTGCCTAAATGTAGGTGGTACTATCAATGCAGGTAATATCACTATATGTGGTAGTAATGTACTTACATTGTCAGGGTTAGGCAGTTATGGTGTTACTAAATTAACAGCAGGTACTGATACATCAGTCAATACCACTACAGGAGCTGTTACCCTATGGACAACTTCTACACTTCAATCAGTTACCAACAGGGGTAGCACAACAACCAATGCTATAAATATTAGCAATGCTACTGCCAGTGCATCAACCACTACAGGTGCATTGATTGTTGCGGGCGGTGTAGGTGTAGGTGGTAATCTATATGTAGGTGGAAATTTAAATACAGCAGGAACTATAACTGCTACTACATTTGTTGGCACACTAACTGGTGTAGCATCAAGTGCTACATATGCAGTGACTGCAGGATACGCCAATAGTTTTAATACCAATACACTGGTTACAAATTCTGTAAACGCAGTAAATGCCACTACTAGCTTGTTTGCTACCACTAGCGGTTATGCTCAATCATTTAATACCGCAACTCTAGTTGCAACCGCAGTAACTGCCAATTCACTGGGCAGCGGTGCATACAAGGTAACCAATAATACTCCAAGTACCACTACCGCTACAGGTGCTTTCCAAGTATCGGGCGGCGTTGGCATCGGAGGATGTTTGAATGTTGGCGGTACGATCAATGCAGGCAATATCACCATATGTGGTAGTAATGTGCTAACATTGTCGGGTCTAGGGTCATACGGGGTTACCAAACTAATTGCAGGTACTGATACTGCAATTAGCACAAGTTCGGGTAATGTAACTATTTGGGATACATCAACATTCCAAACTGTATCTAACAGAGGTAGCACAACAACCAATGCTATAAACATTACCAATGCCACTGCCAGTAATTCGAGTACTACAGGCGCATTACGTGTTGCGGGCGGAGTTGGTATTGGTGGATCTTTATATATTGCCAATACTAGCTATGTTGCTGGTGCACAAATTATTACCACTGCTACCATTGCTAACTATGCTGCCAGCGGCGTTACCACTGGAACCACTTCTACATTTGTTATAAGCAATAATACCCAAGCAACTTCAACCACTACAGGTGCACTGGTTGTGCAAGGCGGAGCAGGTATTGGTGGCAATTTATATGTAGGTGGTATAATTTCTTCTCCGTTGGGTTCAGGTGGGTCCATTACCGGTGCTTCGCTAATAACTACAGCAGGTCTGGTAGTCAACGGTACATTCACTTCAACCAATGTTCAAGACGTTATCGGAACAATAGCTGGCCCTACAGGCACGGTTAACTATAATTTAAATGCAGCCAGTGTTTGGTACAACACTGCTCCAACAGCAAACTGGACTGCTAATTTTACTAATGTTAGCCTCACACAGAATAGAAGTACAGTGGCCACTGTTATAGTTGTACAGGGTAGCACTCCATACGCACCGACCGCTGTGCAGATAAACGGAACTCCTGCGACTATTGCTTGGTTCAATGCAGGCACTGCTCCTCCCGGTATAGCCAATAATATAGATATATTCTCCTTTGGTTTATTAAATATTGGTGGTACTTGGACTGTATTAGGTCAATATTCAACTTATTAAACTATGCCTAGATTCGCTACAATAAACGGTGGACTAACTGGATATACCACGTTAGATGAAGGTGCAGTAAATCCCAATGCCGAATTTGTTGGGTCCACTATGTTATTTTTAATGCCTACTCCCCCTACAGGATGGGTTAAAGATACTACAAATTATAACAATAGCGGTATAAGAATAACTTCGGGAATACCTAGTCCGTCTGGTTCTGTTGCGTATACTTCGGCAATGGCTTCCTATACATTTACTGCTACTACTAGCACTTCGTCAATTGGTAGCGTTAGCCCGTATACTCTTACCACTAACGAAATGTCTCCGCATAAACATTTAATAAAATGTTGTGCAAGTGCTCAAGGGCCAAATGCAAATGGCACAGTTAAATTAAAAGCAAGTGGTTCTTTGAGTTATACAGGATTTGTACAAAGCTGTAGTTATTCATATACATCGTGTGTAGGCGGTGGTGGGTCTCACACTCATTCAAGTAGTCCTGCTACAATGACTATATCATCAGTAAAAAACATGTCTGTAAAATATGTCGATGCTATATTTGCAACCTATGTATAACAGGTAATAAATTATATGACACAAGAATTATCAACAGGCACAGTTACTATTTTTAGGCAGGCCGCGGCACCGCCATTCTGGACCAAAATCACCACATACAATGATTATACTATTAGATTGGTTACAGGCACTGCAGGTTCGGGCGGAACTGCAGGGTTTAGCCAAGTGTTTACTTCTACTATATTTTCGTCAATCACCGGAACATCTAGCGCATATAGCATATCTGGAATAGGTGTGTCACCCGCTGTTGCGGGCTGGGGATGCCATAATCACACACTTCCAAAAAGCTGTTTACCTGCATTAGTTAGTAGCAACTATGCAGTTCAGTGTGTATCTGGTCTGCCCGGTAATTATGCTATTGAATATGGCGGAGGTGGCACAAAATACACAGGGTGTGTAGGCGGAAATGTACCACACACTCATCCGTTTGTGGCAGGTCCGTCATTTCCTACCTGCAATGTACAGGTGCCTGCAGGCGGGTTTCGCCCAACAACCTCAACATCATTTGCTGTGCAGTATGTAGATGTTATTATGGCTCAAAGGAATTAAAAAAATATGGCTGCTTTAGCATTTCCTACAGGACAAGGTGCCGGTGGTGCAAAAACTATTTTCCATCAAACCTGTGCACCAACAGGCTGGGTTAAATGCACCTCGGCGTACAACTGCTACTCATTAAGAGTAGTTACAGGAACTCCCGGATCAGGTGGCACCCAACCATTTAGCACTGCATTTACATCAGGCGTATGGACTGCGACTAATTCGTTTAGTGGTGGTGTTGGTACTACCTTTCTTACTAGTTGTACCATGCCTAAACACACTCATCCCGGCGGCTCGCCTTCATTTAGAACAAATGTTAAATTTACTAATCTAGTTTCTGGATCAAATCCCGGGTGGATCACTGCTGCGTATGATTATGTCACAGCCCCCTATGGCGGAGTAGGTCATACTCATTCAGTTTCTTCTGCCATTAGCTATACTGGAAATCCTTATAATTTTGCTGTAAATTATGTAGATTTTATTGTTGCTATTAAAAGCTAAAATATTTTTCAACCAGCTGTCTCTTTATTAAATATACATATAATAGGAGTCTTGGCAATATGCAATTAGATAAAGAAAATTTCTGCCCCCTTCTCAAAAAAGAATGTGTCAAACTTAAATGTGCTTGGTTTATGAAGGTAGAAGGCTACGATATAAACACTGGCAAACGAGTTGATGAGTGGAATTGTGCAATGGCATTGATGCCTATGTTGTTGATAGAAAATTCAGGTCAACAACGTCAAACAGGTGCTGCTGTAGAAAGTTTTAGAAACGAAATGGTCAAAGCCAACGAAGCTAGCCAAAAATTATTTGTTGCTGCCGCTACTAATAGACTAGAAGATTTAGGTAGAAATATATTATTGGGGGACGATACCAATGGACAGTAACAGATTAACTATTATTGTAGATGACCGGGCAGTCTATAGAGACCAGGAAGCATATGTTAATTTAGATATTTCAAGCTGTGGCATACCCGAAGATGTACATGCTTTGCAATGGATGACCGACAGTGGTTGGATTGAATATAGGGATACCAGACTTAATTTAGACATAACACAATTACCAGACTGGGCGGTGGCCTGCATAGCTGTTTGGGAAGAAAAATATACTGCAGAACATGGTGCCTAACACAAAATATTCTAATCGATTAGATGACTATATTGTGGTATTTGATAACATTATATCAGATGAGTTAAGTGATAGAATTTTAGAAGAATACGGAAATTCAATATACTGGCAAGATGGGTTGGTAGGCACCGGAGTAATTGATAAAAATTACCGAGATGTTGATATTGTAGGAATGTCTTTCCCGCAAATTATACAAGAGAATTTTGCTGTAAGAAAACAGTTAGACAACGATGTATTTGAATGTGCTAACTTGGCAATAAGGAAATATAACGAAAAATTCCCAGAAGCCCGAATACAACAAGACTCCGGTTATGAATTATTGAGATATAATACAGGTCAAAAATATGAACAACACACAGATTCTTTTAGAGAAAGAAATCGTGCGGTATCTTGTTCGTTTATGTTAAACGACGACTATCTAGGCGGAGAGTTTGCGTTTTTTAACAGAAAATTAAAATACAAACTACCCAAGGGATCTGTGCTTATGTTCCCTAGTAATTTTATGTACCCACACGAAATTATGCCTGTGACCAAAGGCACTCGTTATTCAATCATTACCTGGTTTGTCTAATTAACAATTTTCAGCTTCGATAAATAATCTATAAGGATTATTTTTATATGATTATCTCCGGCGGTCCTGGATTCAGTATGAGCGGCCTTACATTTGCTGTATCCAACTCTGTGCCCTGTGCACCCACTATCACCAGTGTGACTACAGGATCTGCAGGGTCTAAACAAATGACAGTAAATTATACTGCACCGTCCTTTACCGGATATCCAGGTGCTATTACTGGTTATACTGCCATTAGCAGACCAGGATGCCTTACTTCATCAACTAACTCTACTGCTAGTTCTGGTAGTTTAATAATTAATGGTCTTACCTGTGGGGTTTCTTACCAATTTAAAATATATGCTACCAATTGCCAGGGCAGCGGAGTACTCGGTTATTGTTGCAGAAATAATGTTATAGCATTACCACAACCGCCGCAGGCTCCTACCATCGGCACAGCAGTTTCTTCAGCATGTACTGCTAACCAAATTATCGTATCATATACTGCACCAACATGTAACGGAGGAGGAGCTATTACAGGCTATACAGCCATTAGTACTCCGGGATGCTATACAGGAACTAATAATATTCCAGGATCTGGTAGTATTGTAATAAACAATGTACCAACTACTACAACCTTTACATTTAGAGTTCTTGCAACTAATTTAGGCGGTAATAGCCCCTATAGTTCACCCAGTAATGTTGTAGGGTCTCCATATATCGTTAACTACTTACTAGTAGGCGGCGGTGGCGGCGGTGGGCAAGGGGTTGCCTATTGCAGAGGAGGCTCGGGCGGCGGTGGCGGTGGTGGCGGAGTAGTATATGGTTCAATGATTATTCCCCACGGTACTACATATCCTGTAGTAATAGGTGGTGGCGGATCACAAAATGCAAATGGTATCCCAACAACAGTGCTAGGACTTACAGCTTATGGCGGCGGAGCAGGTGGTGGGTCCAGTAGTAAAACTTTGTGTTATGTTGGGTTTTCTGGAGCCAACGGTGGGGGCGGAGCAGGTGCCGGTAACATACCAGGATGCTTTAAATCGTCATCCGGCGGAGCGGGAACACAAGGGTACCCCGGTGGGCGCGGTTGTGCATATGGTAGAACTAACGGAAATTGTAGAGGATATTATGGAGGCGGCGGTGGAGGTGCTGGTGGAGCCGGTGGGCCTGCGAGAACTGGCACATCACCTTCAGGTACTTATATCGGCGGCGGCACAGGAGGGACCGGAGTGAGCTTGTCTATTAGCGGTTCCCTTGCATATTATGGCGGAGGAGGTGGTGGCGGTGGATACAGTTATACCGGCGCATCCACTGGCAATGTATTAACAGGAAGCTTCGGTTCTAGTTGCGGAACTGGCGGTCGAGGGGCACGATGCTGCGGATGGTATGGCGGTTACTCTCCAGTAGCCAATGGCACTACTAGCACCGGTGGCGGAGGAGGAGGAGGTTATGGCTATGTAACTGCTGGTCCCGGAGGTTCAGGGGGTAGTGGTATTGTTTTCATTACTTACACAGGCACAACCCGAATAGCCACCGGCGGGGTAATTAGCACTAGCACGAACGTTATAATACATAAATTTACAGCATCTGGTAATTATATCGCATAATCAAATACCATAACATCAACCAAAATATCAATTAAATATAAAATCCGGAGTTAGAATAAAATGTCACTTTTAAATACCACAGTTAGTAACTATATCAACAATATCAATGTTAATTTCCCCGTTGCTGGACAGGCAAATAGTACCGAACCCTTTCGTACAAACTTTGCCAATATTCAAGCAGCGTTGACAGGAATTGAACAAGGTGTAGAAACTTTAAGTGTTCAGTATAGCGCACTTAATACTGGAGAAATTACCAACAACGGTTATCAAGTATTACCCAGCGGATTGATCATGCAGTGGGGTACTAGTGACATGATTACTCCTGGACAAAACAATACCATTACACTTCCTACTGCATTTCCTAATTCTACATTTGCTATTACAGTAACTCCAATTACCACAGCAACTTCAGGCAATGTAGATGTAATTACTAACAGTACATTTAACCTTACCAACAAAGCAGGTGGTACTAGTACATTCTATTGGTCAGCACTGGGCAACTAAAATATGTTTAATCCGCTGCTAAAAGATCCTAGAAAACTCAAGGATCAAGAACTAGAAAATAAAATTATAGATTTATCTCAAAAATACACTATAGCCTTAAGACTAGGCAATGGCAGTGTGGCTCAACAAATTGTAATGAACTTGAGCATGTACAAAGAAGAACAACAAAGAAGAAATGCAGAGACTATGTCTGCTGCAATGAAGAAACAAGACAAAGGTTTGGACGATTTAATTAATGTC